CCGGTGTCAACCAAAATTCTAACCAACCTGCAGCAGAGCCGGTGGCTGAACTGGAAAACCAAACAGAAGGAACAGCGGCTATAAGCGAGGAGCTTAGTGATCTGCTCCAGAGAAAAGAATATCTGCAAGGACTGTACGATGTCTATCTTGAGACAAACAATGTGGAAGGCTTCAAGAGAGTATTTGACGAGCTGATGTCTGTCGATAAGAGGATAGCTGAGCTGAAAGCAAAACTCAGCACAGAAACGGACGCGTCCACAGCAGCCGGTATACAATCTCCGCTTGAATTTGTCAAGGATACGCTTGCGCTGGGACTGGGCAAGGATGCTGAGCAAACAGTTGACACAGATACCCAAGCAGGGTATGATAACGAAAACGACAAAGGAGGAAATAGCAATGCAGAGGGACTACAACAAAATGACAGAGCAGGAGGCTTTGGAAATCCTGCGCAAGGAATGGCCGGAGTACGACAAAGCAACGGATCAGGCGCTGAAGGACGGCAAAAGCATGGTGGAGTGGCTGTCGATTCTGGAATCATTCGCATAAGCCAAGATCTGGCTACTGCGCAACAGCGCCGTGGTACACCTACCTATTTGGTCCATGATACAACATCTGAGCCGGAAACCTACGAACAAGCATTGATTGCGGGTCGAAACTCCGACGCAAAGAACGGCTGGTGTGTAACCCTCAAAACCGCGCAAGAATTGAAGGACGGCAATGTTCATACTTTTATGAACGACACAGGCACCGTAGGTGTAGGAATCGCCCAAGACGGCGATATTGTTGCCGTGTTCAAGAATCAAAACGGTGGTCCACAGAAAGCATTGGATACTGCAATGCCGATTGCAATCGAACTGGGCGGTGACCGGTTGGACTGCTACGGAGAGGGGCTTGTAAGGGTTTACTCGAGGTACGGCTTTATCCCTGTTGCGCGCGTGGAATTCAATCCGGAATACGCTAACGAAGGATGGACATCGGATAAAGGCACGCCTTACATTTATGTGATGATGCATAATGGTGACAGTGCAGCGCAGGTAGTAGAATCTATGGGCAATTACCCGGTTTATACACAGGCGCAACTTGATGCTCTGCCTACTTACGGAAAAGACGATTATGACGCCGCCATGGCGTACCGAGATAGTCTTATTTCAAGTAATGCTAATAATGTTACCCAGCCTCCTGCACCCACCGACTCCATGGGCGCCGCCCCGCCCGGTGTCAACCAAAATTCTAACCAACCTGCAGCAGAGCCGGTGGCTGAACTGGAAAACCAAACAGAAGGAACAGCGGCTATAAGCGAGGAGCTTAGTGATCTGCTCCAGAGAAAAGAATATCTGCAGGGGCTGTACGATGTCTATCTTGAGACAAACAATGTGGAAGGCTTCAAGAGAGTATTTGACGAGCTGATGTCTGTCGATAAGAAGATAGCTGAGCTGAAAGCAAAACCTAGCGCAGAAACGGACGCGTCCACAGCAGCCGGTATACAATCTCCGCTTGAATTTGTCAAGGATACGCTTGCGCTGGGACTGGGCAAGGATACTGAGCAAACAGTTGACACAGATACCCGAGCAGGGTATGATAATAGTGAAGATTCAATAACTGATGACGAAAAAGCAGCATTGCTTGCATATAAAAGCGGAGGAAGCTATCAACTAAACGCAAAACTGCGTGATGGAATTGACCTAGACGAGCAACAGCAGACTATTGTTGATGGTCTGGATAGTGCGCTGCCCAAATTACCTACCTATAGAAGAACAGTTTACCGCAATATGCTGTTTGATGATTTTGGAGGACAAGAAGCTAGATTAGATTTTCTTAAAGGGCATGAGATCGGCGATATTGTGACATATGATGCATTTACATCTTCATCTACCCAAGTAGACGGTTACCCTGTGGAAGGCGATTTTGCGGTATATGTTGAAATTAAAAGTGCGAATGGCCGTAATTTGGCTGGGTACGGTAATAATTTCGAGAGCGAAGTTCTATTTCGAAGAAAAAGTAAATTTATTGTTGAGAATATTGTCTTTGATCTGGACGGAACGCCAACAGTTTATCTAACGGAGGTTGATTTATATGAACAACAAGATTCAAAAGCTGAGACCGCCGACCGAGGAGGAATTGAAAGAACTACTCAGGGGGATCATACGGGAGAGTTACGATCATCCGATGAAACCGAGACGAGTCAAATGCAACGATTGCCGGCACAGAATTCCGGGGACGGCAACCTGCAAAATCTACCCGCGGATAATTCCGGAGAAAATTCTGGACGAAGAAACGGAGTGCGAGGAGTTCAGCCAGAAGTAGATAGCACCGACTCCATGGACGCCGCCCCGTCCGGCTTCGACCCAAATTCCCATCTTCAATACCAATACGGCACGCTCCCGGAAGGCAAAAATGCGGTTCGCCCGGATGATCTGCCCGTTTCCACTGACGGCACCAACCGTGTTTCCCAGACCGCTGTCACGGTGAAGGGCGCAAAGGTAACGCCGGATGAATTTGCGGATCTGCTGACAAAAGATGTCACCGAGAAAAACGGCATGACCTATATCCCCATCACCAACAATGCCACGGTACAAAAAGCCATGGACTACATTTCGGAAGAAGGTTGGCTGGAAGCAAAAGCGCAGTGGCAGGCAGATGTGCGTTACGGCAAAGCCGGTGCGGATATGTCTGCCATGGGCGCACTGCTGCTGAACAATGCAGCAAAAGCCGGGGACAAGGCTGCGTGGCTGGACATCCTCCACGACTATCAGCTTCTTGGTACCAATACGGCGCAGGGCATGCAGGCGCTGCAGATCCTAAAGAAGCTGTCGCCCTCCGACAAGCTGTATATGGCAAAACGGTCTGTCAGGCAGATGGTCAAAGATATGAAGCTGGATACGGATATCACCATCGATCCGGAGCTGGAGGCGGAGTATCACGCGGCAGAAACTGACAAACAGCGGGATGCGGTGCTGACGAAGATCCAGAAGAATATCGCCAAACAGTTGCCTACCACCTTCATGGAGAAAATTACGGCAATGCGATATCTGAACATGATTGGTAACCTGCGGACGCAAGCTAGAAATATTGTCGGCAACCTCACCATGATGGGGACCAGAGCGATCCATAATGCGGTTGCCACCGGAATTGAGACCATTGCCAACAAGACATCCGGCGGGAAGATTGGGCGTACTCGGTCTCTCACCGTTAACAAGGACCAGATGGCGGCAGGCATGAAAGATTTTGACAACCTGCAGGACTATATCCAGGACGGCGGCAAGTTCAACGATAATCATACGGCAACCGGATTTGCCCGCGGTGTGCAGGAGCACAAGCGGATATTTGCCTTCAAACCGCTGGAGGGATACCGTAAGGTCATCAACTGGATGATGGAGCAGGGCGATCTTATTTTTTCCAGACACGCCTACGCCCGCGCTCTTGCAGGCTATCTGAAAGCCAACGGCATTACCGCAGCAGATTTTTCCAAGGTAGATCCTGAAATAATGGACGAAGCCAGATCGTTTGCTGCTAAGGAAGCGCAGGAGGCCACCTTCCGGGATACCAACTGGCTCTCCGGCTGGGTATCTAAAATTGGTCGGCGTAAGGATACTCCGGAAGGTGTGAAGATCCTCGCCGAAGGTGTCATGCCCTTCCGAAAGACCCCCGCCAATGTGTTGGTCAGAGCAGAGGAGTACAGCCCGCTAGGTATCATAAATTCTGTGGTGTTGAGCGTAAAAGCGGCGCAAAACGGCTCTGATGTCACAGCAAATCAGGTCATTAACTCCTGGGCAAAGACGCTCACCGGCACAGGCCTTTTCGGAGTGGGTATGTTGCTTCAAAGTCTTGGGCTGCTTTCTGCCGGTTCGGACGATGACGAGAACAAAGACCGTTTCGAAGATCTGAACGGCTGGCAGAATTACGCTCTGACCCTGCCGGATGGGACAAACCTCACGATTGATTGCTTATCTCCCTCTGCGATACCTGTACTCATGGGTGCGCAGCTGATGCAGCAGGTCGGGGAAAACGGATTCCAGCTGAAAGACCTCGAAAAGGCGCTGACATCGATCGCTGATCCCCTTGTGGAAATGTCCATGCTGCAGGGCATTAACGATTCGTTGGAGAATATTCAGTACGCAGACAGTAATTTGGGGCAGTTTGCGATCAATGCCGGTTTAAGCTATCTGACCCAGGGACTGACAAACACCCTTGTCGGTCAGCTGGAGCGCTCCTTTGAAGACTCCAGAATGCAGACCTATGTGGACAAGGATAGCCCGCTGCCGGCATGGCTGCAAAAAGCGCTGGGCAAGGCATCTGCAAAAATGCCCGGTTTGGACTATAGCCAGATTCCCTATATCAATGCCTGGGGTGAGGAAGAAGAGAATCCCCCTACCGGGCTGAATTTGGTCTATAACCTGCTGTCACCATCCTACTTCGATAAAGGCCGGGATGATGAACTGACCCGGGAGCTGAACCGCCTGAATGATGCGCAGAGCGATATCAATGTTTATCCTTCTGTGCCGGATAAAATGCTGACGGTGAACAAACAGGATTATAACTTGTCCGCTGATGAATATGTGCAGCTTGCCAAACTGCAGGGTCAGACCCAAAAGCAGCTTGTGGAGGAACTGATCGCAAGCAGCGATTATGCGAACCTCTCCGACGAGGACAAGGCGCGAGCGATCCGGTACGCCTACGACTATGCCCGGGACAGCGCCAGGGGAGAAGTGGTGAAAGACCATCCCGGCATAACAACCAAATGGATGAAGGAACTCGGCGACGATGTTGCAGAGGGTATCATTCGTCATATCACCGCTGACGGGAAATACACATCTCTTTCGGTATCTGACGCATCTTATATAGACGGCCTGTTGGAAGGTCTGGTTGCCGAGCAAGGAAGATCCAATGTCCGGAACATCCAGCGCATCGAGGCAATCGCTGACAGTAAACTGTCTGAGAAGGATCAGCAAGCTGTGCTAAAGGATACACTGGACGCCGATGCCTACGAAAAGTATTTACGGATACTTGCGACAGGTGTGGATACCGACGACTATGCCCTCTCCTACAGGCTCTACCTGGACGCAGAAGGCGGAACCGGAAAGAAGGAACGTATTATCTCCAGCTTTCAAAACGAGCTTGATGTGAGCCGTGGTGTCGCCGAAAAACTCTACGACATCTACGCCGGCAAAAAATAACCAGCAAAGACAACAACCCCACCGGTTCATTCGCCCGGTGGGGTTGTTTTTACTGGTAGAAGACGGCTCTCCCTCCCCGCTCCACCCAAAAAACCTGTCATTCTGAGGAGTGTAGCGACGAAGAATCCCCATCTTAAGAAATACCGCCCCTCATCTGTCATTGCGTGGGCGAAGCCCGTGGCAATCCGTCTTTTGTAGGGACCGGCGTCCTCGACGGTCCTGATTGCACACGGCGCGTCAATCTCAACCTATCAATTCTTCAGCTGCTTAAAAATCTGATCGGCGCCGGTAGCAGCAAGACCGGATGCGCCGCCTACCGCTGCAGCAGTCAGTGGATCAGCTGCAGGGAAGTCAGGAACACCCAGGTACAAGGCGGCAATGCCAAAAGCGATACCCAGCAATCCGCAGATTGCGGGAATCCACTTGTTATCCAGCTTGGTTGCCTTGATGCCCAGGGCAATGATGTACACGAGAACGGTGATTACCACCACAGTTGCGATTCCAAAGTCCATAAGTATCTCCTCCTGAATTATTTGTTGATGCGGTTCTTCATATCTCGGATATCATGCTCCGCTTCGTCCATGCGCCCTTCCAATTTGTAGGTTCGCTCGATGAGGTTGTTATGCTTACTGACCTTATCCTCCAGCTGCGAAAGGCGGTACTGGGTCAGCTTCTGGGCAGTAAGCACACCGAACAGAGATCCCAACAGCGTACCGGCGAACCCAAGTACGGCGACAATAATAGCTTCGCTCATACCGGTTCCTCCTTGATGATCGCATCATAGCCATCGTTCTTCAATGCCTTTGCCACCTTTTCGGCATTTTCTCGATTAGAGTAACAACCGACCTGCACCCGGTACAAAGTCTTGGCGGTCTGCTCCTCCGGCTTCTTCTGCAAACCAGCTACCATGGCGATAGCATCAGCGGTGGCATAGCCCACAGCCTTGGCATACTCCTCGGTGCTGATAATGGGATAGTCCGAACGGCTGTCCATGAAGCCATATTCGATAAGAATTGCCGGAGCATGAGCATATTTCAGCGAGGCGTATGCCTTTTCGATTTTCGGGCTGGATCTGTTGCCTCTCAGTTTACCAGCTGCCACTACAGCATCGTAGACGGCATCTCGGTACTCCTTGCCCTTTTTCGACCCGGGGTAGCTGTAAGCCACCACACCGCCGCCATCGAAGATTCTACCGGCAGCATTATGATGGATATCTAGATAGACATCCGCCCCCCATGCGTTTGCTGATGCCGTTCTATCCTTGATTTCGATTTCCTTCTTGCCGGTGCTGTCATCAGTACGCATAGTCTCGACACCTGCATACTGAAGCATCCGTTCGTTGAAATACCGGGCTACACGGTCATTTAAGACCCACTCTCTTGTTTCGCCTGGATCAAGTTTTTTCGGCACTCGTTTACCGGGAGTTCCTAAATAATGACCGGCACAATACGCTACTTTAAACATAGATTACTTCACCTGACTTTCAATGTACTGAGAATCGATCTTTGCGTTGATTTCTGCAAGGTCTGCTTCGTCAAGCACACCCTTTTCCATCCAACCGACAGAATTGAGAATGACCTGATAGTCTGCCATCTTGCCTACGGCATCAAGCAAACCCTTTTTAATAAATACCTTCAAGCTAAACATAATGATTCCTCCTTATACATTTCCGCCAAGTGAAATAATCGCATTGGTTAACTTTTCGATAATCGCAACAGGATCAGATTTGCCCTCAACGGTCGTAACACCGCTGTCGCAGTACAGCGTATTGATCCCGGGCAGGGCAGGAATGCCGCCCCAATCCTGGCTTTCCGCCGAGGGGGTTGCGGTGTATGTCTGCCCCCGGTAAGGTTCAAATTCCGTTGCCGTTTTGCCGATCTCGATTTGGATTTCATCACCGTCAATATAGGCAATCGGCACAGAGAAGCACATGTACGCCGCATTATCAGGAACGGTCATTGCAGTGCCGTCTCCGCCGCTAATATATACCTTATCTGCATCGTAAAAAGCCATACCGGGGTTAGAACCACCGGGCACCTTGTTTAGTGTTATGGTCTGCCCCTGCAGATGTGCGATGGGTACATATTTCGTTAGGCAATAATTACCCGATGAGTGAAATACGCCCGAGCCTTGGCTAACATAACCTTCCGAGAATGTATGAGAATTGCAATCAAATAGATTCTTTCCGCAATGGGTCAGGGTGACCGCCTCTGTCCCTTCCGGCAGCTGGGTCATTACCTTCAACGGATACCCCTCCACTGGCTCGCACTGCACTACGCTACCACTCTCGCTGAAGGCCGGACACAGTTTGTCCACTGTGTGCTTGCTCGACCACGCATTTGATCCAATCTCAGAATCATCGATGATGCCGTCAAGGGCGGTGGAAATGTCGCCAATCGCAGACTGTAAATCTTCAGTAGTAACATAGGGTACAATCTCAGGCCGACAACCGCCAGTTGAGTCAATGGTGTAATAGTACATCACATCGCCGCTAACTCTTACAAGGAAGACCGCCTCGTTGATATCTATGCGGAGAGGTGACCAATACGCATTGCTCCAGTATAGCAAAACACTACGAGATGCGGATTGTTCATATATTTCCTTTGCAGTGTGGCTTGCTGTGAACGCTTCTGGGTCGTAGGTGACCACGAGCGGTGTGATTCTACCGATGTTTTCTTCCAAGTTCTCCACATGAGTGCTCAGCCCGCTGTGCGCAGATTCCCACGTCTGATTAAGTGAGGTGATTTTGCCCTCGAGATCTTCAACAGTGGCGATCTGCGTGACGACTTCATCTATACGATTGTCGCTCTGGACACAATAAAGCCTTCGTAAGCCATCGGAAAGCCAAAGCTCAAAATAAACATTTTCGAAGTCTGTTCCGGATAGAAGAGCAAAACCCAAGTCAGTACTCAGAACGACATTCCAGCCCGCTTCCCAAAGGGCGAGAATTTCATACGATGAGTAATTCGCATAATTCGTTTCTGGATTTACTGCAACGACCAAATGCCGTGGTTCTTGTAATTGGTCGCTGTTTTGGTTGATCGCAGGAACGACCTGAGTATTCAAATATTCTTTGATAACGCGGTTTCCCTCGTCGAATTTCTGTTTCAGTTCCCTCGCGGTTAGTCCACCGGTTGTGTTCGGATAGTCGTCGAGGGTCTGTATGATTTCAACATTTTCAGTCAACTTCTCAATGGCCACGGTTTACACCCCCTGATTGTTCAGTGCCCGCTGCAGCTGCCCGTTTCCGGGGGAAGTTGGCAGCGGTATGTTGTCAATATTATCTTTGGCTATTCCGGTGGGTTCGCCTTGGGAAGGCATCGCTGACATAGCTTTTACCTGTTGGATCAGTTCCTGCTTTTTGCTGATATAGCCGCTGGGCAAGCGCTCCAAGTACTGCTGCAGGGTGATATGATGATTCATAAGCAGATTATCCAGCGTCTGCATATTCGCCATTTCACTCCAGTAACTGCTTGCGCCCACATCCTGTTTGATCGCAACAGGGAAGTTCCTGAGCTGCGCAAAATCAAAGGGCTGCAGGAAGGACTGGGGCGTCAAGTGCATACCGAGCGGTTGCTCACCCGGTTCGTCCATGCTCATGCTGACTTCGACCATGCGCACACCGTATCGGACAGACATCATATCCTGCCAGATTCGCGCCAGATCCTCCACACACCGATACATATTCTGCTTGGTCATTTCCATGGGTGTGTTTGCTGCGCGCTGCAGGGCAATGATGGCTGAGGTATTGTCCGGCCGGCTGTCGCCCATAGCAACATCCGATGCGCCCAGGAAAGAACGACTTTTGTCCACAGCAAGATTGATGAACTGCGCAATTTGCGGATTTACGGTCGCGCCGTCAATCGTTCGCGCCACATTATCCACATTGCCGGCAACGCCTACAGCGGTACCCACCGCGCCGTCCCAATTACGAATACGGTTTTTGTCGTAAACAACCTTCGGGAACGCGGTGGTCATAAGACTGATGCCCACCATAGCGAACATCTTGTTGATGAATTTCTGATTGGGGATCAAACCGGTGATCATGGCTTGTCCGTGGTAGCAGTCCTGAATATAGTCCCAACTGAGCCACACCAGCGGATAACGGGTGTATTTCGTGTCATAGGCTTTTCGCAGGATGCCCTTTTCTGTGGATTCCACACACCAGATGGTTCCGGTCTCGCGGTTTCTGTACAAGTAGGTAAGCACCGTCACCTTATCGTCGGTGTAGCTGTCATACTTGTTACAGAATTTCTCGCTGTCCGCTGTGATCTCATCCGGGTTTATGTCGCAAACTCCTGCTTCCCGGTGTTTTTCTGCCCGGTACTGCACATCCTCTACAAGCTCCCGCCGCGAAAGAATGATATGCGGCTGGTTTTGCACTTCCCGGCAGTTGGGATTGCCGAAATGCACACGGGTGTTTTCGATGATCTCCGTAACGATCTCACCTTTTACCAGCTGTCCGTTTTCAATGGTGGGGTCAAAGTAGGAATAAATACAGCTGTCGCCGTCCACGGCTGCGTTACGCATGAATTGGCGCAGCTTGCTGACAAAGTGGTTTCTTTCTAAAATCGCCGCATACTGATGGTTCAGAACCTCTGTAATGCGTTCCACCTGCTGCGCAGTATAAGGACTGACCGACGGTAGAGGGGTTGCCTGGAGCGCCATATTGTCGCTGGTGATCGTCGCGACCTGAAAATTGACTACCTGTTTCAGAAAGTTAAAGGTGGGAGTTGGCAGCCCGTTTGCCTGCACGCCTTCCCACTGCTTGCCAACAAAAAATTCCTCGTTGACCTGAACGGTATTCCGATGTACCAGCCATCAAGCACGCAAAGAAAAGTCATAATGCTTCCGAGATCCGTGTGGTAAAGAAAATGCGTGAAGCCGGACATGACGGTTTGATCGTAGGTGCCAGCGGCTGCGCTCTATGCACACCCTGCGCCCAAACCCAAGGACTGCCTTGTAAAT